GACGGGTCAGAAGCAGCGTCGTCCGACAGATTGCTAACGAGGTTGTATGAGGTTTCTTCCATGCAGCGAGACTAGCACGATGATGACTGCGAGTGTGTGTAACTCGCTATGAAAATCACGAAGCAGTTGCGGGAACCGAAACGGTGGAGATGCTGAAAGTAAGTGCGAATGTCGCTGGGGTACCCGAAGAGGCATCGCCTTCGCCTTCGCTCAAACCAACAAGGAGAGCCTTGGAGTAGAAGCGGTCAGCCCCAGGAACATTAAGGTCACAGTCAAATACTTGAACAGTAATATCGTAATAGATACGACCAACAAGTTGACGCAAATCCTGCAGTTTGGCAAGAAACGTGAGGTCATAAGAGACATACCCAGTTACGGTGATGTCACCAATTTCCGCTGGAGCACAAAGTGTCTCGGGGAACAGCGACTTGCCGTGATAGACCTTTTCCACAGAGGCAGAGATTTCTCCGCCCGATACCTGCGTAAAGTAGTCGGGGAAAAGTTGCCCAGTGTTGGGAACACTAGGGGCAATCTTCGCCACAATCTGGCGTTGTGCTGCGAGTTTACGCATTGAATCAGGCATTGTTCCTCCGTTATACCAGAGCAGTTGTCAGGTTTGACTTGATGATGTTGACGTTAATCTTGTCGCCGATACTGGAGACACGTATGCCAACCTGAGCCTTAACAAGACCACTTTCCAGTTGGCTTGCGGGGTTCAGGGTGTCGTCAACCTTGATGGTGTATCCGTAGTCAAGGCGCTTGCCAGTTGGCGAAAACCCTTCGTACAGACCTCCAGCGATACGTACTGGCTCAAGAACTGACTGCAATGCGGCAGTGATGTCGGCATAGATTGTCTTGCGACCGTCAATTGTTGAGAATACGAGCGGCTCAAGTGCGATGTTCGCCTGATTAACCACGTAGTTGATTGTTTCGCGAGCAGTGATGAAGCGCCATTGCGATTCGCGAGCATCGCTCGTGGCAGCGGCGGTTCCAGCATGTGAACGTGCTCCGTAGATTCGTACATCATTAGAGATGATGCGAACTGGGTTGACACGAGCAGCGTCAAGTTCGTCGCCATCGCTCTTACTTAGTGCCGTAGCAACACCAGTGACGAAACGTGCGTTTGAATCAACGCCAGCGTATGCCTTCCATGGACCCGTTGAGTTATGGGTCTTGGAGCGCACCGCAGCGACGTAGGCTTCTGGGGATGCACTGAGTGTGACGCCAGCACCCGATGGGAAAGTTACCCATGGGAAGAACATGGCAACATTTTCGTGTCCAGTGTCGTCTGACGCTCCGTATGATTCAGAGTTTGAAACAGCATCGTTCTTGCTTGCGCCTTTTGCGAAAGAAAGCAACGCAATACGGTTCTGCGTGACAGCATGTGTCTTTAGTGCGTCGTAAAGGCTTGTGTCGCTACCAGTTGCAAAACCTGGTGCGGCAACACACCCACCACCGAGTTCTTCGGTGAATGCAGCAAGAGCGGAAGTAATTCCAGCAACAGCGACTGCTGCAGCCTCACTTCCACCACTTAACGGGTAGGTGCCTGCACCAAGAGCATTGGTGTCGTCGGTTCCTGCGGCAAGTGCCACCTGAACGTAACGTTTTGCGGCGGTGCTGTTCTCAAACCATTCAATCGCTTCAGCAATTGTGGTCAGGTTTGACTTGCTGGCAACAACGGTGTTGTCTGCACCGTACTGAACCTCAATGCTGAAGACCCCAGAACCAGACGAAACAACTACCTGAACATCATTGCCCCACTCGCCGCTTCCAGCAGCAGAGACAGTGATTCCTTCGGTTGATTCGGTTGCATCCTCAACGAGGACAGTCGCAGTACCCCATGTGGTCATTGCTGCACGCGAGACGTAGCAGTTTGCGCCACCTTCTTCAAAGAAGATGCGCACAGCGTTATAGGTGTGCTTATCTGCTTCGTAGCCACCAAATTCAGTGATGTATTCATCAAGACTGGTAACGAGGACAGCGTTATTCTGCTTTCCACGCTCAGTTTCACCTACAACAAAGAATGTTGAATCTGGCGCAACTCCAGTTACTGCTGGTCCTGTACGTACTGCGGTTGTAATCTGTACACCGGGCATTCGCCATCCTCCGTGCTAATTGAAACCTTGAATTAGATATCCTCAGCGAGTATACCTAAATCATTGCTCGTCTTCAGTAAGTATTGATTCGGTTGCAACCTCGTCAATAACTTCACCACTAGACTCTTCTGGTAATTGTACTTCAACTTCTTGCTCTTGTTCAGGAGTTTCCTCCGTAATTTTCTTTGAGCGGGTCGTGCGTGCCTTTGGTGCCGCCGCTAGTTCCTCTTGGCGTTCATCCAAAATGACAACAAATCCCTGATTAACTAGACCTTCAAGGACTGTATTGTCGGCAACCCAGAGGCTTTTCTTGGGTTTGATGTAAGTTCCATTGGCATCACAAATAATGGGATGTTCTTTTGCGTTCCACACTTTTTTTTCAGACATCATGTTCCTCGCATGTTGTAAAACTCAGCATCAATTGCATTTATCCCACCAATTGGTTGCCGATAAATAAGTTCGTTTAGATACAAATCATACCCCACATATGCTCCTGCGAGCACACGGTCACCTTTAATCAGCGTCAAGTCTGAAAACTCTTCACGCACAGTGCTTTCATCCAGCATGACATCCACAATCGGGTCATTAATGCCCTTCATGCAGGGCGAGTCCAATAACGACGAACGAACGACCGTTGAAAGCCTGTCACGCATCAGCGTAACTTCTTCGGAACCCTCGGTCTTTGCCCAAATATAAGTACGCATTGAGTAGGAAACCCTATACAAAGGGTCTCCTGCGCCATAGTTCATGAGTCTGTCAAATGAGTTCGTGGAAATGACCACAGTAATCAACGTCGGCCAGTGGTCAAGGGCGATTGGTTCGTAAACCAAGTACTTTTGTGGGTCTGGCAACGTGTAGTCGTCAACATTCCACGCGTTCCTGTACCTTGTGAGGCGCGTCGGGATGTCATATTCAAGATAATCATTGACGACTTTTTTGGCAAAATGTGCGCCAAACATCACTACATCTGGTTCAGTGGGCATTAAGACCTCCTCGCGCCAACAATATGTTTTGCTGCCTCGTCTGCAAGTTCTTTCGCGAACATAGGTGGCTCAAAAACAATCTGACGTTTAGGCATTCTCGTTGTGCCGTACTGATGAAATTTAGCATATTCAATGCGCGTGCCGAAGGTTGCGCTTGTTGCATTTATCTCATTTGGCGAACCATTAAGGCTTGTCAAGTCACGGAATAATTTGCCAGTTTGCTGCATGATTGGCATTCCAGGAAAGCGCGTTGCCTTCCATGCCGAGTAACGAGCAGCAAGAGGAGACCACCCACCGACGGGCAGACCGCTAGTGGCAAAGTTTTCCGCATTTGCCCTTGCTAGATAGCGTTTTGCCCATTGGAACACGACGCCAAAATCCTGACTTCTGGCAATCATGCCATCTAGATATTCAATCGCATCGTCGGCATCGCAGTCAATCTTTATACGAATCAAGCGACACGGCTCCTGCGCCAACGCTTCACTGCAAGCAACTCTTTTTCAAGGAAGCCCGTCTCAAGAGGCGCCACGTTCCGTGTTTCCAAGTCCTTAATACCAACAACATCGTCGTGCATATTTTGCATCTCACGAGTTGCGGCACGCAAAATCATTAGGCGGAAGACTTTGATGCCATCGCCTGCCAAACCTGCGGTGTAGGAAACGCCAATAATGTCGTTAGCAAACCCACGAAATAAATCTATTCCGTAACGGCGGACTACATAATCAACGCCTTCGGTTAATGTCGTAGCAGTCGCTGCTCCCTGCTGCTTGAGGGTCACTTCGTCCACCTCAACGACAGGAGAATTACGCAAATATACGGTTTGAGGGGGTTGCATGTATGAAACCATACTGATGCTATCCGTTGACGCAGATGACTCGTTAGTGAAAAACGACGACATCGGAACGCCTACGTGATTTGACTCAAGCACGTAAGTTTCCTCAAAAAACGTCGGCTCAATAGGACGACGCAAGTAACTCTCTAATTCACTCTGTAGACCCTCAAGAACAAATTCAGCAGCCTCCTCTTGGCGGTTACTGAATCGGATGTCCATGTACTTGGAGAGGTCAGATGCGGATACCAGCATGGCTGGTCACCTCCCTACCGTGTTGGCGGACGATTGGCTCGCTCGCGCCTATTGCGACGGTTCGCCTCTACTCGCCGAGCCACGTTACGAATGCCACGACGAAGGCGCGTCAAGAACCCTGCACGCCGCTCACCACCAGCAGGTGCCGCTCCTCCAGCACCGCGTGGGGCACGAGCGGCGCGCCCCCCAGCAGACCGTGCAGCACGACCAGCAGCAGCAGCCCGTGCTCCGCCGCGCTCGGCTCGTTGCGCTGCGCGTCTACCAGCAAGAAGTTCACGCTGACGACGACGGTAATAGCGAGCATT